CTTGTCGCATTACGTCTCCGCTTCAAGGATGATCACATCCATATCCACTGATACCGCGCCAGTGCCGTTCGAAACTTTCGCCAGCACGCCGATGTCGGTCAGCTCGGTGATTTTAATTGGGGCTTCGAACCGAATGCTGATAGGACGGGCCACGCCGATAAACTCTTGTACCTTATAGATCGGCTCATAAGGCGCTGCCGTATCGAGTACGCCGCCACGCCGTAGGATCAAGAAGTCTGTTGTTTTGGTCAAATCCACATTGATCTGAATACTACCGATCAGGCCAACATGATTGCGAGGGATTGTGATTGATCCAATGCCGGTGACGCTGGCAGGGAATCCGTTCAACTGGATTTGCGCCCAATCCTGCGTACCTGCCGCATTCTCGATTGTGATGTCGCCAATGTGCGACCCGGCATCCTGCGTGCCATAGGTGCCGGTATCCACGACCGCCGCTTCATATAGGCGGATGAATTGCGCATTAGTTGCGACCGATGCCGATGCTCCCGCAGTTGCAACAACCTCGCTCACCTCATCCCCGCTTGCATCAATGCCAGTCAGTCGGATGGATCGCGCTCCTGCACCTGCCGCCGTGTCGGCTGCATTGCCGCCCGCCTTGATCCGCAGCGCAGTTGCCGCTCCGACCTGGGGAGTTCTATATACGCCAACATCGCTGACAGGCGTGTAGGTAGTCCCGCAAGACACGTTGCGCCCGAATTGATGCCGGATGCGCGCAAGTTGAATGTTGTTGCGCGTGAGTTGATGACCCCATGGCAGGGAATTTTTATAGCGCTGTTCCATTATTTTGCTCCAGGATGCTTGGGATCGACGGGCCAGCCATCCGCGCCGATAGTTGCATCATAGCCCAAAACCTCCTCGGACTGAATAGCACCGCTATGACAAGCCCAACAGACGGCTGCAAGATTTGTTAGGTCAAAAAATAAATCTATATCCCCTTTGTGCGCCTCAATGTGATGGACCACCGCAGATCTAGGCGATCTCCTGCCATCGGTCAATATTACGCCGCAACGCTGGCATTGGAACCCATCGCGCGTCAATGCCTGCCGACGCAAGATTGCCCACTGCTTCGTTGCATACAGACGCCGCCACTCACGCGCCTCGGCTGATCTAAGTTCACCGCCCATAAAAAAAACCTCGCTGAAAAGAGATCGACGAGGCTAAGTCAGGGAGGAAGGCGCGCGCGAGACGCTAGTCGGGTTGATTCGTTTCTGTCAATGCCATATCGCGGTGGCGCATGTAAACGGCGGTTGTCTGCGCGCTTTGGTGTTTGTCGCCTAGGTTACTTTCGCCGCGGTTCGCATAATCGGCTGTTCTGCCTTTCGGATATGTTGAGCGTGATGTTGGGGTTTGGTTCGTCCATCACCCGCCTCCTTGCGTTTTGCGCGCCGCTTCCAGCGCGACCATGCGAACCCAGGCAGAGAACTCCAAACCTTTGGCGGTTGCGGCTCTCTGCATCTCTGCCCGTTGCTCTGGCGTAAGCCGCAAGGTTAGGGCGTGCGTGAGTTTTTCTTTTTCCATGCCTCCTATATAAAGATACCGAAAAGATACTCAAGGGGTATTGACAAACTGTCATGGGCTCGCTAAATATGATGCACCAACAACGAACCGAGAGGAACAGACAATGACCAGATCAGCCGAACCAAAAGCCCGCGGGTTAGCCGACGCGCTGAAATACCTGCACACGCAGGAAGAGCCGGGGTTGACCATCGCCGACACCATGGAACTTTACACCGTGGACGAGGACGAGTTGTACCTGACTGAGGATATGTTCCAATGCGAAAGCTGCGGCGGTCTATTCGTTGACTACATGCCAACCGGCCATTGCGAGCCGTGTGCTGAATACCGCGACGAGTGGCATCGCGATACGGCAGTGAGCCCGATTTATGGCAACGCCAGCGGGAGGACGCTATGAAACCCACCACCCGCAACGCCGCGAAGGACGGCGCGTTCACGCTGGCCTATGGGCTTTTGCTTGCCTACGCCGTGCCGCGCTACCTGGTCAGGAGGGCCGGGCGATGATTAGGGAAACTATCGCCGTGGCCATCGGTGCCGTCATCTTTGCTGGCGCGTTTGGCGTGTTCCTTTGGGTGATTCTATGACTGAAACATGGCCAGAGATCAAACGTCGCCAACAGGACGAACGCATCGCCGCGGTTGAAGCCGCGGTCGTGGAAAGCGGCGGCAACATGGCAAAGGCTGCACGGTCGCTGAAAATGAACCGCGCAAGCCTGGAGTTTATGGTCAGAACCTATGACCTGAAGCCGCCAAAACAACCCAAGGAAAAGCGAGAGGAATGGCACAATGTCCGATAAAACCATAGCTGCCCTTGCCGCCGATGTGCGGCTGATACCGAGCGCAAGGCTGGCCGCGATTGTGCTGGCCATGCACGGCGGATGGCTTACTCGCATCGACATTGCCAACCGGTGCGGAGTGCATGACCGGACCATAAGCCGGATCTTCGCCCGCCTGATAGAATTGGGCATGGTGGTCGCCGATTGGCCAGAAGGTTCGCAGGTTCGCATTTACCGATGGAAAGGATCAAGCGAATGAGGGGCCCATACAAACAACTCGACGAGGAAATCAACATGGCCGAACGCGAGCGCCAGGAAGCGCGGGAATGGGCGCAAACGCTGTTGTTCGTTTCCGGTGCAGCCGCCGTGCTGATGGCATGTGTCTGGCTGGGAGGGGCGTTCTGATATGGCTGAAAGCAACAAGCGGCTCGCCAGATTGGCCAGGATTTGGCAGACAGAGGCGGAGTTTCAGGCCGAACTTTCCCGCATTTACCGCGGTAAAAAGCGGCTTGGGGATTCCGTCACCGCGCAAAGGAAATCGGCGACGGCTGCGGAGAAAGCACGTGACGCGGTGCTGAGGATGGGGCTTGCTGTCTGACACCAACAGCCGTCCTTCCATATGTGGAAAGTTTATGGATTAACTAACTGAAAGGCAATGGAAAGAGGCGTTGCCAGCCGCGGGCCGTCATGGACGCCCGCGGTTTTGGCGTTTAGGCCATTCTCCTAAAACTTCATCGCCCAAATCCATTTTAAGCGTCTCTGGCGCGGCCTCTATGGCCTTTCTGGCGTGGTATTCTGCGTCCGGCCACTCGCTCGCGCGCTTGCCGTTTGACCTCATGGCTTTTGCTCCATCCGCTTTGCGGCTTGGCAGTTGCGCTGCACCCGCTCTATCGGCGCGATGATTGCCGCGGCCCGTTTGCGTATTTGGCTTGGCACTGGTCGCCATTGTTCCTGCTTGGCGTACTCAACGCAAGCCGCTTCAACCGCCCATATCGGCAAATCGTCCAACAATGCAATCCAGGTCGTTGCCTTGTCGCCATTGATCCGGTCGCCTGACGTTGGCAGCATCATCAGCACGTCAAGCGTTCGCGTGAGGCGCACATCATCTCGTTCCATCATCGCGGAACCAATCGCCAAAAGGCAGAACTTCGCAGCCTTCACCGTCTGGCTGTCCATCTCCCGCCTTTGGAATCTCCTCTCCGAACTGACCCACTCCCGCGGCCCGGCGAACAAGTATTGCTTCGTGCCATGGGTCATTCGGTCGATTGCCTTGCCCAGCACCGTTAGCCCGCGGCTGCTGGTTTTGGCGGCTAGCTGCTTTAGCCGCTCGCTCTGCCGCGTTCCTGCACCATCGCTGCCAGCTAGCATTCCAGCCTTTGTCACCTGCCCACTTGCTGCCGTGGGCAATGTGGTAGTCCCGGAAATCTTCCCAGGTTTGCTGCCAATCAAGGCCGCGGGTTTCTGCGTAGGCAATAGCGCCTTGATCCGGCTCCCAATTGCCGTCAAGTCCGCACTTGGCGGTTGCGGTTCGCTTTGGCTTCGGTTTTGGCGCAGGCGGGTCGTCTGGCTTGGGTGGATATTCACCCGGTCCAGCGTCCACTGGCTCTGCGGGTTCGTCTGGCTTTCCATCATCATTCTCCGGTTCGGTTTCGTCGCTTTCTTTGGATACATCGTTAGATGTATCTTTCTTTGTATCTAGTTCTAGTTCTGGTTCTGGTTCTGGTTGCTTGGGCATTGCTAGAGCATTGCTAGGCTTCTTAGTCTTTGTTTTCAAAGCCTTGGCCTTGCCACCTACAGAACCGGCTGCGACTCGTCTCTTGTGCGCCGCGTTCGTTTCTGCGGAGATTCTAGCAAGTTTAGGATTGCTAACACGGCCATTCTCGCGCGTGCAAAACTCGTCAATCACTACCCTCACAACCCGCCCATATGTATCTGCATCGACGCGCATCCGGCGCATGATCCAGGCGTCATCATCTGGCAGGCTGCATCCAGGCGTCATCCACATTAGGCGCAATAGGCGATTGTACGCGCCATCCTCTTCCAATGTCAGATGCGAAGTCTTCGCCTCAAAGTCCGTTGGGTACATGGGGAAATACGGCAGGCTCACACAAAGATCCCTTGCGAAGCGGTGGCTGCGGTGTTAAATCTCTGGTCATGCATTGGTGGTGTCTCCTCATCCGCTGCCGGTGTGCAGGTGGGTCGAGCGTTCGAGCGCTCCCCACCTGACTATAATCAGCCACATCGCGCGGGTTGTCAAAGCCGGAAATGGGCCAGAATATCGTCTAGCGTCTCGTTTTTTGTCCCACGGATCAACATTTGGCAACATTGAGTAACATCCATCAGACTGCACATAAAGTGCGGCAATCATCATTCATCCTCCTTTGTTGCCGCCGCGCGCAAGTCCCGTTTCAGAATGTAAGCACAACATGCTTGGTCCTTTCGTTGTTGTTGCGTTAATTCTTCCTGCGCGCGGCGAAACTGTTAAGCCGCCAAGCCGAACAAGTCGCCAATGGTGCGCTCGGCATCGCTTATGAACCGCGCGGCCTGCTTGGCGTATTCCGGCTTTAACTCGCTGCCAATGAATTTACGGAGCATCGGTACAGCGCAATACCCAGTCGAGCCGATGCCCGAAAAAGGATCTAGAACCACATCTCCAGGGCAAGAATACAGCGACAATAGCCGCTTGATATACGCCAATGGCATCGGGCAAATGTGGCGTTCGTCTGAACCTGACGCCTTAAACTTGCCGTTTAGGACATCTGTCGCGTGATTGTCCATCCAGATGGGCGATGCCCATTGTTGCCATTGATCCAGCGGAAATTTTGCCGCCTCTGCCAGATGCGTTAATAGATCAGTGGAAACGCCGTCAATCATGCCGCGAACCATAAGTCGTTGCGCGTCGTCCTTTGCGATTTGGCGAGCATCATCATCATATCGTTTATCCCCCCACTTCATCACGGAATGCCGCACCGGCTCGCCTTCTTTTACCCCCCGCGCCGATTTGCGCATGACCGCCACATACTCCGGCATTCCTGGCGCGCAAGCGCGGGAGTTTTCGCCAATATTCTTGTACAGCAGACGTTCAGGGTTTGATTTTGACCGCTCAAGGACTGGGTCAGTCCAGATAGTCACCCGCGCGCGAAGCTGAAACCCAGCTGCGCGATAAGATGCAATCGCAGCATCGGAAAACGGATATAATCCGCTTTCGCCGGTCTCGCTGCTGCCCTGATAAAAAACAGTGTCTTTCAAATGATCCGCGATAACAGTTCCCGGCTTCATAACGCGGAAGAGTTCCCGCGCAAAATAACCATGATGTTGCAAAAACTGATCATGGCTTTCTGCGTTTCCCATATCTCGCTCGCTGTCGGAATAGATGTAGAGCGACGAAAACGGCGATGAAAACACGCTAAAATCAACGCTATCGTCTGGCATTTGGGCCAGCATCTCGACACAATCGGCGTTATAAAGCGCCCAGTTACGGCCCTGATATGTTTCGTTATTCATCGTGCATTTCCTTTGATCCATTTGGGGAAGGTGAATTTTTCGCGTTCGCCATAGGCAATCCGTAGCCCGGCTGACGTCTGGAACTCTTTCATTGCCGCGGCCATTGCCGATTTCATTGTGACGTGATCTTCTGATTTCCGTTGTATGGTGGCAATCACGCTGGCCTCAGTGTCAGCAATTACGATGTCATTGCGCACAATCTCTTGCTGCCCGAACCGATGCGACCGGCGCACCGCCTGATAGTGTTGTTCGTAGCTAAAGCTGATGGACGCGAACACGGCATGGGCGCAGTGCTGCCAGTTGACGCCAAACCCGGCAAGCTTTGGTTTTGTGACCATCACGCGGTAATCGCCATCTGCAAAGCCCAGCAAACGCCGCTCCTTTTCCTCCGGCGTTTGCGAGCCATGCACCTCAATGGCGTCCGGTATCAGCTTGGTCAGTAGCGCGCTTTCGTCGTTGGTTTCGCACCATACCGTTACCGGCTTATCGTGGTTTGCCAGTTCCGCCGCCTTTTCGCACCGTTGGCGCAATGTTAGGCGTTTTTCTTTGTGAAAACTGGTTGCGCTCATTTCAGGAATGCGGAACAAAAGCCCCTCTTCAATATCCTGCATCCTGTCGGCATGGACTGTGTGGACGTGCCTATCTATGCCGGGGAGGATATAGCCATCATCATCGCCGGCCAAGTCGCTTGGCAGAGTGGCGCACCGCGACCATGACGCAACCCATCGCCAGAACGGTTTCACTGCGTGACCTTTAAGCCGGTATTTGCCCATTTTAGTTTGGTCAGGAATAAACCAACGCGATAGCATTTCCGGCCCCTCCATTACATCCAAGAATTCGGAATGCTGACCTAGTTCCATATGGTCGTTTGGCGATGGTGTAGCTGTAGCTGCTAGCTTGAACCGATGACCGCGGAACGCCTGACAAAGGGCCATAGTTGTTTTGCCCCCGAATGATTTCAGGATGCTGCTTTCGTCCAGCACAACAGCGCCAAACGATGCCGGATCAAGCTTTGGCAACCGCTCATAGTTCGCGACCATCACGCCCGCGCCAACTTCGGATTGTTCGCGTATCTGGCGAGCGTCGATGCCGAACTTCCGCCCCTCGCGAACCATCTGGCCGGCAACAGCAAGCGGCGTTAGAATTAGCGATGGCTTGCCTGTTTCCTCGGCACATTGGCGCGCGAACTCCAATTCAATCAGGCTTTTGCCCAGGCCGGTATCAAGGAAGCCAGCCGACTTGCCGCGCTCTAGCGCGAAGTCAACGACCGCCCGTTGGTGCGCCTTAAGATGCCCATTGTGCGCATCTGGCGTGAAACCATGCTTTTCCGATTTCGCCGCCCTTTCGGCGATAAACTCCCAATATTCTGAAAGGCTCATTGCATCCTCCGAAATATGCGCCGCAGTACATAGCTGCGCGCGGTTGATAGGACAAAGAACACCGCCGCCACGCCGATGGATTGCGCCGGGTCAGTCTGCCAGCCGAATACAGGCCAAAGCACCTGCACGGCGGTTGCGGATATGACCAAGCCCGCGATGGCGTTTGCCGCGGCTTCCGTGGCGTCCAGGCGGCGGGTCATTGGTTTATAGTCCCGATGGTCACAACAACGCGCCCGCCTTCAACTGGTTCACCGCGACGCAACGCGACGGCATCCCATCGGCTATCGTCAACGCCAATGGCCAGCGCGATGCCGTCTGAGTACGCCTTGCATCGGCCTATGGCATTGTCCAGATCATAGCGGCGCATGTTTGGCGCTTGGAAAGTGTAGCTTATGGCAATGCGCGCATCGGACGGAATGATTGCGCCCGACTGCATCGCTTCCTTGGCCAGATAAAACCCGGTATCGCGCGCCGCCTGCCGTATCTTCGTGGACGTGCGCCGGTCGATGCGGCTGTTAGGGGATAGCGCCTTGTCAGGCCATGGAAGGGTAAATGCAATCATTCCGCCTTCTCCCATTTCTCGCAGCGCCCGTACTTGCTGACCCATGGCTTGCCGCCCGCATCCCAAGCTGGCGATGCTTTGCAGTAGCCTAGATACCCAGCGTGCGGCCCGTCGAAGTGTGCGCAGTTTCCGCAGCGTTCGGTCATTTGCGTTCTTCCTTCGCTTGCTTGAATGAAAAGCACCGGTCAGGCACCAATCGCGGCGGGTCCAGCTTCTCAGCCTCAGCCCGCACGATGGTTGCCCATGACGCTGGCATGGTGCCGGTCTGCCGATAGCCGCGGACAACGCGCTCATTGACGGATATCATCGCCGCCAGTTCCCGGACGCCGATTGCGTCTATGATGTTGGCCGTGGTTTTGTCGTGTTTCATGTGCGCCTCTCGCTGTTTTGCCTGCCTCTTCATAGCGGCTAAAAAAAATCCGGTAAAGTGCGTTTTTCCTATTGCCCGGATATTTTTTCGCCGTTATGGTGACAAGTATCAAAACCAGATGAGGAACAGGCCATGATCACGATTGCAGACTTGGAATGGAAAGATTACCCGGCGAAAGTGGACGCGGCGAACCGCAATCGCCCCGCATCGCAAAGCGCCACGGATGCGGAATTTCGGAAGATTCATGATCTTTGCGAGAAGGTTGCCGATCACCTCGAAAAGATACACGAGCCAGCGGTTTCCGCACTTTGGCGCGAAGGGCTTTCGGCGATGGAGATGGCGGGGCAGCTGCGCGCGATGATGGAAGTCACGCGGCACGCCTTTGGGTCTGCTGAGGGGCGGGACGTGAAAGGCCGGCAAAAGGACATTGAAGCGCGCGGCGGAACCTATGAAATTGCGGTTATGCGCAACGGGCATATCGACTACAGCACGCCTATTACCGATAATGTCCTTGGCTATCTCAGCGAAGATGAAGCCAATGCAGCGCTTGCGGCCATCGGTGCGCTGCCAGCCGAATGACCCAGCAAACGCAATCGCCGTGGTGGCGGTCGCGTCAACAACTAGATGAGGAACAGACAGATGAGCGATTACATAAGAGTTGACGGATGCGCGTTTTGGGTTGGGTCACACGTGGCAAAGGTTGTGACAATTACCCCCGCCGATGCGCAACAGTTGCTGGTGAACAACACCGGCAACCGCCCAATCCGCAAGGACCACGTGGCGAACCTTGCTCGCGACATGGTGCAAGGTAATTGGGTTATGGATGGGTCGGCTATCCGGTTCGACACAACCGGAAGACTGCTTGATGGTCAACACCGACTGACCGCCTGCATTAAAGCGTCAAAGCCGTTTTCAACCTTGCTGGTGACAGGCATCGTGCCAGAAGCGGGTGTCATTATGGATACCGGCGCAAAACGCACGGCTGGCGATATGCTCAACATGATTGGCGGGTATCGGGGATTGGGCAACAACGCGGCATCGGTTGTCCGTATCCTTATCGGCTACGCTATAGGAGACGTAGCGGGGGCAAAGATGACAAGCGCTGAGGTATATCAGGTTATCCAGAAGCATCCCGGAATCATCCAATCAATCGCCGCAATGGGGAAAAGCCCAATCGAAAGATCTTTGGTTGCCTCCTTGCATTATGTCATGGTTTCAGACGGTCACGATGGAGCGGCTGAAGCATGGAGAACAACATGGGGCGAAGGCATTCCGGCATATAAAGGTGACCCATCGCACATATTGCGCGAACGATTTTTGCGCGAACGTGGCGGCAAGATCAAATCAACAGTGCCCGCGCGCCGCAGCCTTGCGCTCAATGCTTACCGGCATTTTATCGCACAAACGCCGGTTAGTCTTTTGAAAGAGACCACCGATACGCGATTGAAGGGCTGGTCTCTGCCGCGGCTTGGGTTGCCGGAGCGCCTGACTGAAAAATCCAAATGACCCAGCAAACGCAATCGCCGTGGTGGCTGGCTGCAATGGACGGCCAAGCCCTGCCACGGTCGCCAGATGACCCGCAGCCCGGATACTACAAAACCCGCGTTATCAAGCGCGGGCCATGGGTAGCCTGCCGCATCTGGCGCGATGATACTGGCGAACTGCATTGCCGCGTTGGCGATGATATGGTTGACCCGGTGACGGTCTGGACCTTCGCGCAGCCGGTCACGGTGCAAGAGTGGGAGCAGCTTGAAAAGCTTAGGCAGGAAAACCCAACATTCAACCCAAGGCGCGCGATTGACCTGCGCGCCGATGTAACCAAGCCCTGAGAGGAAAGACAATGGACGAACCGACGATAGGCCACAACAACCCGCCGCCCGATGTGAAGGCGCTGGCTGATAAGCACATCAAGAACGCTGGCGAATGGCTCGCCAAGGGCGCCATCAAAACGGCAGAGCAAGCCGAGAAGCTGCCTGACGTGTTGACCGGGCTGCGCGAAGTTTACAAGGCAGTCGATGCCGAGCGCGCCGCCAAAAAGAAGCCGCATGATGAAGCGGCGAAAGCCGTGCAAGCGGAATACAAGCCGATGCTGGACGCCTTGGAAGAATGCGCAAATCGGCTCAAGAAGATGGCGACCGATTGGGCTGTTGCGGAAAAGCGCAAGGCCGAAGCCGAAGCCGCCGCAAAGATGGCGCTGGCAAAAGAGGAAGCCGAACGCGCCCAAGCCGCCGCTGAAGCTGCTGCAATGAGCCACGACGTTGAAGCCGAACTTGCGGCGCAGGCGGCATGGGAAGAGGC